TGGTCAACATCAGTAAAATAGGTAAGAATTTCACCGACACCAAGATTGTCTTTTCTTTTAATAACCATTATAAAGAAGTCTCTTCCAGCAAACTTTTTCTTACCTCTCTGAACAGCTATTTCAAGATTTTCAAGATAATCTCTTTGGTATTTTTGTAGAAACTCTTCCCAGCGCTCCATGGTTCTCTTTATATTCATTTTTTCTTTTTCTTTTTATAGAGACCTTTATCACTTGCCTCATTCAACATAATAGCAATTGCTTGATCTCTTTTCTTTACAACAGGACCAGTCTTTTTCTTTCTAGCATGCATTTTGCCTTCTTTATAGTCCTCCATCCTATCAGCAGCAAAACGCTCAAACTTCTTTTTTTTCTTTTTTTGGACGCCCGCGCCTTCTTTTTTTCGGCTTTTCTTCTTGGAATCTTTCATATCTTCTGTAGGGTATGTATTTTGTTTCTTTTTCGAGTTCGAATTTATATCTGAACGGACTTTTTTCTTCTTTTTGTACTCCACAATCATCATCTCCATATAAATAATTTTTAATAGACTTTATAATTTTATCTAAACCAAAACTAATCAATTTAATCACCTTATTCTTTTTTTTTATTGTTGTTGTAAAACTTCCTGAGCTTCTCGTTGAGCTTTTAACTGCTTTAAGATCTCAATATTCTTTTTTAACTCAGATAGTTTTTTCTTCATAGAATTATCCAATTCAAATGGTTTTGGCACACTCAATAGCGAATATGCTATGAGTGTGCCTTTACTCTTCTTAGAGCGTGGCATTGAAGGCATGTTAGAACTTCAAATCACTGCGTTGTTTGTCGCGCTTCATTCGATTTGCATTGATTGTTTTATCGATTGAAGCAACACCACAATCATACCATCCACCTGAACTGTAATTTGCTTTGCTTACTTCCATAACAGAAGAAACTTGAGCAAATGGTGAAGTATTGTTTGATGATTTGCCAATACCTTTACCAAAAGAATCATATGGATATCCATATGACATATCTTTTTTCTTCATGGTGCTCCTACTATTTGATTAAATAAATTAGACTCTTGGTTATTATTCATTACTGGTTGAGCAACATCATTTTCAGCCATTTCATATGCTAACTCAAGTTCCTTTTTCTGTTCTGCTTTTATTTGTTGAATTATTTCTAAAGCTGATCTTAAATTATCTACATCAATAGACTCAAGTTCCTTAATAGTCTTTGCTCTATCCAATGCTGCTGATTCAATATCAGAAATGGCTTTTGCATAACGTTCTTTAGCTTGCATTTTATTATCAACAACACGGCTTGAACGTTCTTGGTATAATCCCATATCTGCAGCTGCTTGTGCATTAACAAGTTTAGTGCGTGCTTCAATTTCAGAGAGTTGTAATTGATTTTGCTGTTGTTCGAATTCTTGTTGTTTCTTTTGCTGTTCTTCAAGAAGCTCAATGAGCTGTTTTTTATTTTGAATAGTTGCTGATGCAATAAGTCGTGCATCTGGAATATTTACACCAAGCTGCTTAAGCTGGAATAATTGAGCAAATTCTTGTTGTCTTTGAGTTGTAGTATTAAATCCATCTTCAATTACAATGTCATATTCACCCCAGACCTTCGAGTAGAATTCAGCGGTTGGATCTTCACCTACAATACGCGCTATCTTGCCTGGGGTGAAGTTATTTTGTATTACTTTTACTAAAAGTTTACCTAGAGATTTTAATGATGCATCAAGGCCATCAAATAAAGGCTGCAATAGTGTCAAACCAGAATTTAACCGCATCTTTTCAGTAATTCCAGCAGTTTGTTGATCTAATGATGAACCAATTTGTGCTTCATTAATACCCATAATTCTCATAGCAAGCTCTTCTAATGATTTACTTTCTTGAAATTGTCCTGCTGGTATATCTGCTGGCTTTATAAACTGAATATCTTCCATGTTCGCATCAGCATCCATAACAACAATATTGCCTTGACCTCTTTTAGTAAGATCAAGTTGATTAATAACTGCACCTTCTTTTACTATGACACCGCTATTCATTTGACTATCAAGAATGTCTATTTCAGCACCCTTTCGATAGTTAAACATGAATTGAGTATCGCGTACATCACGTATTACTGATTGGAATCGTTCTTCCATAAGAAGCAATTCTGGATTCCAATAACAATAAACTGGTATTAGTGGATAACAGTCAACTCCAAGTGTGTTTGGTCCGTCATATATAGTAAAACCTCCAACACGTATTTCAAGTTTAACAGTCGGCACAGTAATCTTTTCAACATATATTTCTTCTTTATCAAGGAGATACTCAGCTAGGTCATCCTCATCACCAACCCATTCAATCTCTTTACCATCAGTTATATCACGCAAAATAGTTTTTTCTCTGGTAGATAAATATAAATACTCAACAAGTGATAACATATGTTTTCTTTGCCAGTCATCTATATCTGGCAAGTAAGTAAACTTTTGATCTTCTTCCGATCCACCTAAAGGTATAGTATCTATAAAATCAGCAACATCAGGATAAAGAATTTTTGCATTTTCACGCGTAACAAATGAAGCTCTACTAACTCCTTCACAATCACTCATATCTCTATTTCTAAATGAGCCATCAAACATTACTTCATTGAGTGCCCACTTTTCAAGTTTTATATCTCCATTTACTGGATCTCTACGATAGTCAACCCATACATGTATGAATGATATTCCATGTATTAAAGCAGATTTAAATGCATCAGAAAGAGTGTTATCTATATCCTCTTTATTATTTAGATAAAAAAAGACTTTGCTAATTTGGTCAGAAGTATCACCAATACCATTTTCACCTGGTATTGCGAGCATAGACTTCCTATTCAATCGCTGTACACCTTCTATTGAATGAACAAGAGAACGTAGCAAATTAAAGTTAAGACGATTGGTTATAGAAGGATAGTTATTATATATTTGATTCCAATAAGAAGGTGAACCAATATAACAACGGGCATCTAAAACACCCTCATTCCATAAAGCTTGATTTTGTGACGCAAATCTTTCATAAAATACGTTAAATCTTGATTGCTGATTACCATAGATTGATTCGACAAGTCCCGTATTCATTCCTGGCATTTTTTTTTCCTATATAATCTTATAACCACAGATAAGATACAACAATTTTAATTATAAATTCAATGGGACCTAAGTATAAATAATAGTTTTCTTTTGAGGTATCCTATCATTCAATTTATCATGAAAACCAAATTGAGGTGCATGACGCAATCTCATACCTTCATCACGTATTCTATGTATATCTTCTACTGTTGTCTTTTTACGCATAAACTTCAATGACATTGCAAGATATCTCATAGAATCAGCAAAGTGGTTAGACCAATCTTTAAATGGCTTGTCTTGGTAAATTCCTCGTATCTCATCATACTCTTTATGGTAATTATTAAGAGACTTTAATAAATCAGCGCAGCGTGTTTCATCAATGTAAGTACGTGGAAGAATACAACGCACTTGTTCAATACCATCAAGTACTGGTAATTTTGGTAATATATGAAAGTTTATACCATGCTGCTTTGCAACTTTATAACGCTCAAGACCCGTTGCTATTTCCCTTGAAGACATATCATGTGGGGCAAAATGCTTATCATAATACCACTCTCTTTCATCCTCTAACTTTTTGACATAACGAATGTAATCAATAAGACCACCTTTTAGATTATTATAACAATCAATTACATTAATTCTGTCATTAATAATCTGATAAAAGACAATAGTACAGCGATCATCAAGACCTAAATCCCATACTGTAAAAACTGGATAATCTGGCCTATGCTTTACTTCTGTGATCTGATCATTTAAATACATCTTGTCAATATATTTAGCAAAGTATGCGCCCTCCTGGCCGAGCGAAAAACTACAGTAGAATTCTTGCTGTACTAGATCCCATGACATCTCACCATTATCAATAAGCTGTTGAATTTCTTCTTTAGAAATATGCTTAGTGTCATCTACTGTCATTAAAGTTGTATACCAATCTGGTAAATCTTTAACCTTATTATACATAGTATGTAGATGATTATGGCCGCGTGGCGTAGTAAGGAAAAGAACTTTTCCCTGATTTTCTGCAAATATAGGACGGGCGTACTGGTAGGCCCTGGGGTCACACAAGGCCCACTCGCTGAACACTATCATTTTCGCTGCAGATCCTACAATTGATCTATCATAGTTATCTGACCCAGTTAACTTTATAATAGAATTATTTTTGAGCATTATTTTCATTTCTACATTGTTTTTAGAAACTATAAGCTCTTGTGGAATGTAATCTAGGAATCGGCGACCCTCTTTTGTAATTCCATCCCAAATCACATTACGGCTTTGACAAGTTTTTGGGAGACAATACAAATATAATCCTGGTTCTTTAATTGCTTGGCGAATGAGAAGGTTCCATGCAACAACGTCTTTGCCTGCTCGACGTGCAATGATAATTAGCAGCTTCTTTATGTTGTCTCGCTCAAGCGCATTGATAATTGGAATTTGATAGTCTCGTGGCGTAAAGTATTCATTGAGACGTATGACTTTATCCATTATCTAATTCTTTCAAGGTAAACTCTGTACGTGGTTCATCTGAATAAAGCTTTTTTGCTGACATAGATATAATTGCAGCAGGAGAGTCGTAAAGTATTTTGGCAGCACATTCTTCAATAAACAATAAAAGCTGTGTTAGGCGTGGATTTTCAAGGTGATATCGATATGATTTATGGTTTGGATGATGGCTTTCAGCAAAATAGAATACTGCATCTAAATGTAAAGGGCCTCTATAATATGGTCTTTCATCATGTTGCCCTTCTATACTTATCTTTGCCTTAACAGTATCATGCTGACATGTATTAAAGATTGATTTATTAGTCTTCACTTCACTATTAAAAAACGTACCAGATGGTTTTCCTTTAATAATATACTTCATATTCACCCATTTGAACCTGTAAAGCGTAAACGCTCACTCTAAAAGAGCAATAAATTATTCTTCTAATTTATCGCCATAACCTTCTACAATTACAGTTATATTGCCAGACTCATTCTTATCTTCATTCTTTTTCAGTTGAGCATGAAATTCAGCAATTTTATTAGGACCATGGTTAATATTCCAATCTGGATCATAGTAAGGAAGTACATGTAGAGCGCTTTGTCTATCTACCCAACCCATTTGCATACCAACCATACTAGCTTCTGAAAGATGAGACTTTGCCTCTTTATATATACGTGAAAACTCTTCATCTTGGTTTAACCACATGCAGAGCGTTCCCTTAGGCACTCCTCTATCTTTAAACCACTTCAAAATACGCAATGGACCAGTATGCTCTTCTTTCTTCTCAAGATAGTTTGCACATGCTTCTAAAAATTCATTAACTATACGCATTTTATTAGCTGATGCCTGCGCAACAAACTCCCTCATCTCTTCTTGATAATAAGGACTATCTTTATAATTTGACTTGTTAGTTTTACTAATCTTCTTTTTTTTTACTGTAACCTTATTCATAATACCCCTAGAATTTCAGTCGAGCATCAACGAGAGCCTTTGTTAATTCTTCTTGTGTTGCAGGAGATTCGCAATCTTGCACTATTGATTTATATTTATGCTCAACAAAAGGTATTTTGAATAGATCTACTATCTCTTGACATAACTCTTCTCGATATCCCTGAAAAAGTATTTTATCAATCAACTTTAATAACCGACGTTCATTCTCTTCACCACGGTGTTGCGCTATCTTAATACCATATGGATGCTCTTTTGAGCACTTTTCGCATATTGTAGACTCTTCTGTAAATGGAATAGTAGTTACATAATAATTTTTAGCCATCTTTATCCTTAATCTAAAGTTTGAATAGTAAATTCTATTCGTTCATCATCTGAAAAAAGCTTCTTACTAGAATTACTAACAATTAAACAATCATCTGTAAAGCAGAGAGACTTGCAGATGTCGTAGAGTAATTTTTCTAAATTATCGATATCTGGCTTTATTGTATGATATTTTCTTGGGTTTTTGACTCTGTTTTTGAAATAGAAACACGCATTAATTTCAACAGCAGAATCAAACAGAAGATTGCTACCATGACACTTCTTAATATAGTAACCAAAAACTGTTTTAATATCTTTTTGCTTATCATAAAAAACATTAGTCTTTCTATTATGACCTGTTCTCGACCACGCTATTGGCTTCAGTGGTATTAGATAGCTTATCTTCATTCATGTCCTTTAGAAA